CACCACCAGCTTGAGTTCCATTTGAAGCATCAGAACCGCCTCCACCGCCACCAGCAACCACCAAATAACTTGCTGATATAGTGCTTGAATTAGTAAACGGCAAATAGAATCCATTGGTACCGTAGCTACCACCGTAGGTAATAGGTTGCCATACACCGTAGCTGTTAAATGTACCAAAGCTATTTGGTGTTAGTGCTTGACCGTCAATGAAGTTAATTTCTGTTTGCTCGCCATCAAAATATTCTCCATTATATAAATACCCTTGACCAATTCTTGCTGGATAACTTGGTGTATTTATTGGAAAAGCATAATTTTGAGTTGGATTAGTTGAACTTACTGTTATTTGAGTACCGTTAACATATAACTTCATTCTATTTGATGCAGTTGCATTAGTTGTGTCGGAAACTGCAACAATATGATACCAAGCAGCTGGGTCACGATAAACCGCACTTGAAACAATAAAATAACTTGTTCCCGAAGCATATAACTCAAATTGCAACACATCTGCGGCAGTAAATATAATGTCTATACCAATAGAACTTGGTGTTGAGCCAGAGCCAAAAAGTGGTTGTCTTACCCCTAATTTACCTCTTTTAACCCAGCCACTCCATGTAAATGTGGTCTGACTGCCTGTTCCTGTAGGAGTGCGATTCAAATAAGCAGATGCACTTGCACGGAAACGCAATGAGTTGTTAACCAACTTCAATGGTGTTAAGTATCCGCTTGAGGTGAATGTGTGGATTACATTGCCACCAGTAATTGTGACTGTACCGCCAGCCATAAGCTGAGTAGAGCCAGCGTAGCTGATGATTACAATGCCTGAACCGCCTGAGCCGCCAGCATTTGTTGAGTATGCTCCACCACCGCCACCACCTAAATTGGCTGTACCAGACGTAGCAGAACTACTGGCAGAACCCGCACCACCACCACCAGAGCCACCAGAGCCAGCAGTACCACTACCAGTTGGACCATCGGCAGCGCCACCGCCACCACCAGCATATGTTGTTGATGTGCCAGAAATACTTGATGCAGAGCCAGCACCACCATTACCACCTGTTCTAGTAGCACCATTACCTCCTACTGCGCCAGCTCCACCGCCACCACCAGCGCCCCATGTGCCAGAACCGCCACCAATACCAGTACCGCCATTGTTACCTTGACCACTAGTTGCAGTACCACCTGTGCTTGTGCCAGAACTTCCTCCAGCTCCACCGCCACCAGAACCGCCATTACCACCAGAACCACTAGCGCCAGAGCCACCAATACCGCCTCCAACGGCAGCAGTTGCATAAGCACTAAATATAGAGTTTCCACCTTGTGTACCAGCAGAACTAGAAGCGCCTACGCCACCAGCTCCAACGGTAACTACATATATTGAGTTGGTATCAATAGCAACGCCAGAGCCTGATAACAAACCTCCGCCACCGCCACCACCGTTAAATGCGTTACCACCACCTGCTCCACCGCCAGCTACGATTAAATAACTTGCTGACAATGTAGACAATGGAGAAAGAGTTCCAGAAGTCTGGAATGTATGAATTGTGTTTGCACCGCTAGTTGTGACGATACCGCCACCAAATTTCTGTGGAGATGCGTAGGAGATAATCACTACGCCTGAACCACCATTAGCACCTGCTGTACCACTACTACTTATGCGTGTACCACCACCGCCTCCACCACCAAGATTGGCAGTTCCGTTTGTTGGGTATGTACTTGTTTTCCATGCACCACCATTACCACCGCCTCCATTACCGCCAGTACCGTAAGTACCACCGTATGAAGAATTTCCACCTTGGTCGGTACTACCACCACCGCCACCAGCATAATATGTTGATGTACCTGTAATAGATGATGCAACACCTACACCTCCGTTACCACCAGAAGGGTCAGTTGTTGTTGTTCCTGAGTTTCCACCTACTGCGCCCGCACCACCACCACCACCAGTAGCTGTAAAAAAAGTTAATCCGTCATAGCCAGAACCACCTCGATTACCTTGTCCTGATGTACCAGAGCCATATAAATTTGTAGGGTTGCCGTTAGCACCAGAACCACCACCTGAGCCACCGCTTCCAGCTGTAGTGCTACCTTGCCCACCACCGCCACCACCAACAGCAGCAGTTAATGTTCCAAATTGTGAATTACTGCCATTAGTGCCTACCGAAGTTGCTGGACCTGCACCACCCGCACCAACAACTACTGTATATGAAAGCGTTAGGTTAAGAGAAGTTGTATCTGTTAGTAATCCACCAGCTCCACCACCACCACCTACATAATCACCGCCACCAGAACCGCCACCAGCGACTACGAGGTAACTTGCAGTAACGGCAGCTGCGCCAGAAGTCCAACCAAAGGCTGCTAGGGCTGCTGCACCAATTTTAGATAAACGTGGCATCTATGAGACCTTAAGCGAATTTAGTTTGTGTGGCTAGTACTGTGAATGCTGCACTTCCTGTTTTAATAATGACATAAGTGTAGCTATCTATTGAACTAGCATTACCTGTTGTTGGGGCTGTTCCGCCTTGCCATTTTGGTGTTACAGAAGAGCCATCTACTTGAACTGCTGAGTTGTAATAGGCTGTAGAACCTTGAGTCACCAAGAAGGTAACAGACAAAGACTCACCTGTAGCCATGATGGTATTAAGAGAAGTTCCAGATGAACCTCTAAAGTTAACTGTCCAGTTAGCTGACGCATTAGTTGTGTAATACAAAACTGACTGAGTAGTTACATCGTAGTTAATTGTGCCTGTAGCTGCCGTAGCAGAAACTGTAGCAACCTCAAGAATATTAGAAGTTTTTAAGTCAGCGTTAGATGAAGTACCAGCAAAAGTCTGTAAGGCTGTAAATGTTGTAGCTGTGCCTGGTGCTACATAATCTGTTCCTACGGTAGCTGTAGTAATTGGACTTGTTCCTGCGCCTTTTAACAAAGCACCAGAAGAGAAGGTAGAAGCGCCTGTACCGCCATCGGCTACGGCTAAGTCTGTACCTAATGTCAGAGAGCTTAGATAAGTTGTTGCATCAACAACGTTTGTACCGTTATTGAAAACAAACATAGTCTTACCAGCAGGGACGGCAATGCCTGTACCTGTGGTGTTTTTGATTGTTTTAGTAGCAGTAGTGGTATTGTTTACTAGGTATAACTTCTCAATTTGGCATCCAGAACCAAGGACTAAATTGCCTGTATAGCCTATTCCTGCGCCAGATTCTGTTAGGTTTAAACGCAGATTACGAGCTGTTTGGGTAGCATTTGTGTCCGTGAGCGTTACAGTAACGTCTGCTGCGCTTGAATAAGCTACATCAGCAGAGCCAGTAATGGCTTCTTGGATGGCTGTTCCAATATTGGTATCGGTAGTAACACCCCAAGTACCAGCTTGTTCACCCGTGGTTATTAGCTCGAATTTTAGTTCACTATATGTGGATGCCATTTTTTATCCTTTATGCTGCTATCTCTACCCAGTTAGGGCTTTGTGTGTCAATAATATCATTCCAAACAGGTGTTTGCGAGTCATTTATAGAAGCCCAATTTGCCGTTTGATTATCATCAATTTGACTCCAAATTAAGACTGATCCAATTTGACCTGTCGCACTAACACCCGTAACCCCTACATCCGCTCCAGCTACTACGCTAATTGTTCCAACGCTGGAGGTTAATAAAAACCCAGTAACACTAACATTTTGCTCTGTAATTGCTGATATTTGACCTATGAATCCAGTACCAGCAACTCCAGTTACATTTACAGAAGCGCTACCAGTATTGGTTACACTTCCTACAAACCCTGTGGCAGAAACTCCCGTTACAGAAACACCAGTTCCCTCTTGTACGGTTACGCTTCCAACACTAGCAGTAGCGCTTAGACCAGAAACAGGCGCATTTGCAGCTGCCTGTACACTTACCGAGCCTACCGCTACCGTTCCTGCAACACCTGTAACACTAAATGAAGCATTACCTGTTACAGATGCACTTCCAACATATCCTATGGCACTAACGCCCGTTACATTAACGCTAGTTACAACTAATACAGTTACTGAACCTACACTTCCAGTGCTTGTAACCCCAGTTACAGATACACTCGCACCAGCTTGTGCTACTACAGTACCTACAGAACCCGTTGCACTTATTCCAGTAACCGAGACATTAGCTCCAGCTTGTGCAGTAACAGATCCTATTTGTCCTGTACCACTTACGCCAGTTAAATCAACAACTGCCGTACCAAAAACTGTTGCACTACCTAACTGCCCCGTACCAGAAACACCTGTTACGTTTACTACTGCATTTTGTTCGGTTTGTACAGTTACAGAACCAATCTGAGCTGTACCTACTACACTAGCGCTACCTTGACCCCACGGACTTTCGCCCCAGCCACCGTAACCCCAGCCACTTAAAGGAACCTCTACGTCAGTGTAGCCTGTTCCCCAGCCGCCATAGCCCCAGCCGCCATTTCCCCAACCCGAATAAGATGCCACCTAGCCATTCCTAAGCAATGCGGATAATGGCGTTACTTGCGTCAGCTGTCGGGAAAACAATCGTAAATGTACCAGCGGTAGATGTTTTAGCACCACCAAAGTCAAGTACACAAACGGTAGGATTAGTTAAACCCAAACCAGAAGTTGGCGTGGTGTTATAAATTAACGCACCGTAAGCTGTAATAGTTGCTGAAGTAAAAGATAAATCCGCAAAGTCTGTAAACGCTGTTGTTCCAGAAGTTGTTGGAGTTACATTAGTCAGCGTACCACCGCCAGCAGAATATGTACCAGAGTTGGCTACTTCGTTAGTTGCTGTATATGCAGTCGTAGCAGCAGTAAATGATGCTGAGTTGTCATACATAGCTAACTTGAAAGTATCGCCAGTTGATAATGTAAAATCGTGCGCAGCTTGCAGAATCTGCTGTTTAAAGCTGGTACACATAAAGTTACCTGTAAAAGCCATTTTGGACTCCTATTCGTCTAAAAGTTTAATTAATTCGGGGTGACCAGCTTCCCTTAGCTTGTGGGCTAGTGTTACACGATCAAATTTTACTGCCTCATTCATGTAAAAAACCAACACACCACGAATATGATTACGGAAAGCTATTGCCTGTTCCCGAACCAATGGGTGTGATTGATCCCCCACTTGAATGATTTTATCTAATGCTCTTTCAGCAATCTCCTCTGGAGTAAAGCCGCCATGATCCTTAGTAAATACTTGGATTCCGCTAGATTCGCCTAAGCCTTGTACGCTAATCATCTTACTGGATACCTCACTTGACCGCTACGGTAGGAGTCTTGACGATCTTTAGCATCACCCAATTGTTTGAGTTCTGCCATAGCTTCATCGTAACGAGCCTTGTAATTGGTAAGAACATCTGCATCGGATTTCATAAATGTAGCTGCCTCTAAAAGCGCTCCATAGACTAATACCATAGAGAAATTGTCCCCAAGCCAACTTGTACCAGCAGTCACAATAGACGTTGGATAGTAGAAATAATGCAATTCTGTAGCGTAACTAGCGTTTGGAGTAGGTCCAAGAATGAACGTGTTGTTATCAAAAATAGCGTAATACTCTGGTTCCGCATAAAAAGCGGCATCAGTATCTGGGTAAGACTCACGAATAAAGTTCACGTCTTTGTTTAAAAGATAGTGATACTCGTTAGCGGAATTAATTACTGCAAGGCTATAAGTTGCAAGCCAATCTGAAGGAGTCTGTAGGTATTTATTACCACTTGTCATTGTGCCTGTAACGTTCTTACGGAACGCTGGCAACTGCACCATATTGTAGATGCGTTGCTCCGCCAGTTGCACAAAAGTAGCAATCTGCTGAACAGTTGTAAACGTCCCTACAGTCTCTGGGAAATCGTTCTCAGCGTAACCTTTGATTGTAGAAGTTAATTCCGTGTAATTCATTACGCCATTGGTCCTCTAGAGGTAAAACCCTTAGTGGCACAGCCAGATCCACGTTGTTTAATTCCTGAAGTCTTAGTATTGTCAGCTGCTGGATTGCCCATTGATACACGCTTTGCTGGCATACCAACGGTAGTGCTATCAGCTGATACGCAATTTGGATCTACTAGTTTTGCTTTGCTTGATTTCATTGATTTACCGTCCATAGTATGTGGCTCGGCATAGACTTTGGCATCGCCAACTTCTTTGCCCATCATTTTTTTAGAAAATTTAGCCATGATTAACGACCACGACCAGATGATTTTTGCAACATTGCACGAGCCATATTACGACCGACTTGCTTCATTTTCATAGATGTAACGCCAGCAGATTTCTTGCCACCGTTTAAACCCATTACTTTTGAACCGTCATCGCCAAGATTACGACCTGCTGTTTTGCCTTTTTTAGCAATACCGTCTGCTGATTTAGTGAATGCCATGTTTAAACTCCTAAGTTGTTGTTACTGTTACGCTGCCTACCAAACAAGATGGCGCAAGGTCATTAGGAGTCAATCCATTATCTCTAGCACCGCCAACAGGGTTCCATCCCCACTGGAAAATTCTACTACCACCCTCTGGATACCCCACACCATCCTTGGTTGTATCGTTAGTACCGTTAATCTGTAATCCACTACTGCCTGATACCGTATAACTTACGTCTGGTCTTGGTTCCATAACCGCCTGTGGGTCATCAACAGGGTACATACCCAATGATAACTGCGGTTGGTCTGGTTCCCAACACTCTGGACATACTTTAATGTTAACTTGTTTAGTCTTAATGATCAGTTTTCTAAGCACCTTTAGCTTAAATCTCTGACCACATCGATCACACTCGGCAATGGAAAACTTGCCACTACTGTACTTATTAGGCATAGAACGTAGTCCTTGGCACGAACCTAGAGGATGCTTTCTCCCTGTCTTCGGTGGATGCCATCAACCATTGTTCTTCGTATTCATTCTTTAAAAACTGTAATCTTGGCTGTCCATCTGGCAATTTTTGAGCTAAATAGAAAGCTAAACCTGACACCATGCAAGGCAACAGACGGAAAGGAATATCTTGTTCTATCGTGCCGTTAGTACCAGCGTCTTGGACTCTACGCAATCTCCAGTAAACAAAGGTGTACGGACCACCACCAGCATCAGGGGTGGGCCAAACGTTGATACAAGGAATATTTTTGCTAGTTATTGCAGCGCCAGTCGTATGGGCGGCAGCAGTTGTGCCGTATTGACCACGATAACAGTTGATTAATTGATTCCCAGAGACGTTGGGATAGCTAATGATTTCATTGTCAATCTGTATAAACCCAGCGCTGGTAAGTAAACTTGCATTACTTACGGTAATAGTAGTAGCTGTAGAGTTAATCGTGCCGTTTAAAGTTGCCGTAGTTAAATTACTCATCCCGCTTTGGCGGTTGTACCAAACTTGAATAGGGCGACCTTCTGTCAGCTTATTGGGTATGGTTGAATAGGTAGACTCAGAAATACGGGTAATGCTAATGTCAATCTGGTTGCTTGTAACACCGTTATTCTGACGAATAACATGGTCTAAAAGGTCAATAGTATTGGCGGGAACAGGATAAATCTGTTGCCCAGTAACCATCTCAATCTGACCTTGCTCAATTGTCCAAAGGTTAATGCCTCTATTTGCCCACTCAATAGTAAGCAAGTTCAATGACCTACGTGCGGTACGCATATCGTAACCAGTACGAAGTTCAGTTCCGCAACGCTCAAAAGCCTCTTCAATAATATTGTTGAGGTCTAGATTAAAGGTGGTTGATCCAGAGGTACTCATATTTTCCTAAACGGCTTTACTTTTGCTTTGACTTTTTTTGGCTGGGGTACGAACTGTTTTCCTGCTGCTTTCCCCGCTCGCTTTGCTTTTGTCGTTGCTGCGTACTCCTGTGGGCTTAACGCTTCTATTGCTTTTTTTGGCAGGTATCGCTCGCCTGTTTCGGACGATTTTTTCCCCGACTTGGTTGTCCACTTTTGGTCTCCCCAAGCCTTTAAAGAACGTTGTGACTTTGCTAATCCACTCATTTATACCCACCGCCAGCCGCCTTGTATTTTTTAGCTACTAGTTGCGCTTTACGAGCCGACCACTGACCTGCGCCAGTACCTTGTGTTGCAGCTGCTTTAACTTGGGAAACAATCCGTTTACGCAAGCTAGGTTTTGTGTAGTTACCAGCGGCATTAACCTTGCCGCCTTCTTTGTATTGCGTAAAGTCGGTGTCATCCCTGCGTTTTTTCTTAACCGCAGTTGGCATTTTGGAAGAGGAGATAGCTCCCATACCACGAGACGGTCTCATGCACGAGTCTTTCCACGAATACAGCAACCGTCAGCACGTTTAGATGCAGAGGATACTTTGCCGCCAGATTTAAAATTTAAACCCATTGATTTCATTAGGCGCTCACCTTTGCTTTGCAATCTAGGCTTCATAGCATACTCAGATTCTTCCTTAATCATTTGACTAGGAGATCTTGGAGTTGTCTTAGTAACTTCCTTGCTAACATTTTTAACTACGCTTGGGGCTTTATAGTCAGGACTGCGAAGATTCTCTGGCATATAATTTTTGTTAGCTTTTTCCTTAGCCTCATCTTTTCTAAACTGTCTCATAAAAGGAGAGTATTCTTCACGATCTGTTTCAGGCTGTACTCTAGATTTTACTGGCTTGATGTCGTTGTTCATGCCCATACGATCCAAATCTTCATTTGAATAGTCTGGCATAGGAAGTTTTGTTACTTTTTTAGAAACAGTTTTTGGGGTGGCTTTCATTTCTGAGTCGTACAAATCACCGTATTCATTACGCTTGATTGATCCTCTAACCATCCCCGCTTCATCTTCAATATCAGATCCTTTAATACCTTCAAGACCTTCAACAGATTTCATAGCACGGGTACGAACATCGTCACCAACACCACCACCGATTTGAAAACGTTTCTTTTTCATGTTAGCAAGCTCCACCGTTTTTCATCTTAATCATCTTGCCTTTGGTCTTGCCCTTGATCTCAATGCCACCGCCACGAGCCATGCCATGCATACGCTTCTCATGTGACTTAACTTCCTTCTTGGCTACAGTCTTGCATTCAGCCATTCCGCCTTTTTTCATGCCAGCTTCTGCCATCTCATGCTTGAGCATAGACTTAGGAGCGCCTTTTTTCTTCATAAAGGACACTTCTTTTTTCATCATCTCTTTAGATTCTTTCATGATTCCACCCTGTTTAAACGTTTTGCCTTTGTCGGCTTTAAGAAATTCCTCCCCAACGGAGGGCTTAATACCAACCTTTTTAGCAAAGGATGGGTTTTTGGCTATTGCTGCCATAAAATTATGCTGCTTTTTAGATACGCTTGGCATTATTTACTTTTGAATAAGCTGGTCAATTTTGCTCTCAAGCTTGTTAAAGCGAGCATCAATGTGTTCCATAATGCGATCAACTTCTGCTTTAGTAACGTTATCACGAGCCACCTCTTCTCTTGTTCTGTTTAATAAAATACTAATACGGGCTAATTCTGCAAACTTTTCGTGCATGATATATCCGATTACTGCCATCAATATGGTTAAACCACCAGTCCATAATTCCATTATATTTAACATTTCCACCTCGCAAGGGAAGCAGCCTTTCTAGTAGGCTTTCCTTTTTCATCTTTCATTGGACCAGGCATCCCTGACATACGGGCGCAGAATGACTTTTTACGAGCGCCACCCTGTGGCTGTGGGGCTTTTAAATTCGAGCCAGTAGCCGCATTATATTTAGCACGACCTTTGGCGGTAAGCCCAGCACCCTTAGATACAGGCAACTTTTCACCACGACCAATCGCAAGAGAAACTCCTTTTTTCTTAGTAGCCATTACGCAGCATCCTTTTTAGTATCTACTGAACGAATTAATGGGTACAGAAACTCCTCGCCAAACGATCCTTCAAATTCAGTAATACCCATGTGACCTAGCTTAATGGTTGGGTCAATCCAAACCTCAAAACCATGTTCTCTGGCACGGTCACAGAATGTATAGTCTTCACCTACATAGCCTTCTGGAGTAGATTTAAAGTCAAATATAGAGTAACAAAATTTATCTGGATGACCATTCTCAACCCGATCATCGTGGTATTTCCACTCAGGATGGTTGTCAATCAAGGTTGTTAGAACATCCCTACGAATCAACATAAACGCTGTAGCGATGCGTTTAGCCTTAACTAGACCGTAGGCATTCATGTAAATGCCGCCATCTTCATCTTGCTCTAATGTAGATATATAAACGCTACCTTTTTTACGAGCAGCTGGCACTCCACCAACAATTCCCTTTTTAGGGTCTGTATTCCAAGCCATCAAGCGGAATATATCAGTATGGTTAAAGTTAATGTCTGAATCAATAAACATTAAGTCGGTGCAGTCTGATGACATAAAGTCTTTGACAATTAAGTTTCTAACACGAGAAACAACAGAGCATCCAGAGATGTTACAAATCTGAATATCAACCCCGTGTTTAGGTGCTTCTACAGCAAACTGAGCCATTGCAATAGCCATTTTGATGGAAACTTTAAAGTCGTAAGCGGGAAGACCAAGCATGATCTTCCTACCCACTAGATTAAATGAAGCTTGGGCTTGCACTTGTTCTGACATTTTTTATCCGTAGTAAATATTTACTGCATCTAAATTGGACATTTCAGCATAAACACCTGTAAAAGCTCGTACACCTTCACCTGGAATAATAGGCGAATTGTTAAAGTAATCATTAGCTACAACTTCATAAGTAAGCAGCCATTTACCTACGGCATATATCGCAGCGGTACTCGTAATGGTGCGTGAATTAATATCTGTAAGTGTAAACGCATCAGCAGTTGTTCTAGTAATAGAATAAGTACCGTCTGTAGCTGAAACTCCAGAATTTGATGCAAAGTGAATACCTATAATATCCCCTGTGACCAACCCATGCGCTGTTTTGGATACCGTTACAGTTGTACCAGATTGTGCATAAGTTACGCTGGAGGATACAGGCGTTGACAAAGTATCAAATAAAACTACATATCCAGCAGAAGCGCCACCCGTAAATGAAATACCTTTAACACGAACAGGAAATTTAACTAGATACCCGCTAGAATTTAAATGCGCTTGTTTTACGTCATATTGCATTGCCATAATTAATCTCCTAAGATGTTAAAGAGGACTAGGGGTTTACCCTAGCCCACAAGATTAATTATTAAAAGCAGTTTGGAATTGACCGCCATCAGAATTACGTACTACGTAATCAGCAGTAACTGTAGCTGCACCGCCAGACGCTACGCCAGCACAAGCGTAAGTAGCTGTAAGAGCTAAGTCGGTTGTACCAATATTCACAAAAGTAGCGATATTTGCGCCAGTAATAGTGAATGTTGCACGACCAACTGCCAATGGAGTAGTAGTAGCGCCACCAACAGTACCTAAAATCGTGCTTCCTGCACGGATAGTGATGGTATTACCAGTAGTACCAGCGTAAGCGGTAGTAATGTCAACGTAAATATTTAGAATTTGTGATCCTGCTGGGATAAAAAACAGTGTATCCGCAGTGGTATCGGCAACGGTTGTTGTGCCAGATTGGGCTACAACGGTGCAACCTGTGTTGCGTACGGTTCCAGCAGTAGTGCCAGTAGTGTTTTTAACAGTCCCTAACAGCCACGGACCTAAGTGAGTAGCGAAACCCATAGTAATGCTCCTTATGCAAAAGTTCCCTATACCATCATTGCATTGTCTGCTGGGGCAGTTGGTATAAGTTTAAACACCCAGATATGGTATTTATACACCCAATTTAAACGGCTTGCAACGTTTTTATAAAAGAAAAAAGCCACCCGAAGGTGGCTTCTAAAGCTAGGGTTTCCCCGTAACTTTGTGGAACTTAGGCTCCAGCGGAACCGTACATTCCTAGTGGATCAGACCAGCCGAAGCTGTAACGCTCACGAGACTTGTAACGGACGTTACCAGTATCAAAGTCACCGTCCATTGAGTTGCTTAATGGAGTACGCACAAAGTGCTTCATACCATTAGGAACGTCAGTGGTCAGGAACCATGCGTTTGTGTCTGTCAAGAAGTTGTTAACTGTGTAACCTTCAGAAACGGAACCATTGTTTTTGATTGCGTTAATGTCGTTATCAGTTGTACCAACACGGAGTTCAGTTTCGAGCAAACGAGTTGCAACGAACTGGAGTGAAGGAGGAACAACCAACTTCTTAGGTTTTGCAGCGATCAACAGGCTACGTTCGTCAGTCCAAGCAGCGATTTGAATTACAGCGGCTTCCAAGGAAGTCTCATTCAAGTCGGCAGCAGTGGAAGGAATGTTGCTGTTTGTACCGCCAGAAACCAATGGATGGCTTGCTGAGAACAAAGGTACACCGTCACCACCGTAATAAGCGGCAGAGTTGGTGAAACCGTTATTCAACACGGCAGCAGCTTTAACCTGTTTGGTATAAGCCATTGCACGAGCCAAAGCCTTTGTATAGCGAGCTGATAAAGAATCGTAGAGGTTGTCTTCGATTGCTTCTTCAGTCAAGCTAAAGCCAAGGGCGATAGTTTCATGGTTGTAACGAGCTGTGAAAGCTTCTTGTGCATTGTCATAAGCGATGGCTGTGCCTTCGTTTTTGACTGGTGCAGCGGAGAAACCAGACAGTTTTGTCTCTTCTTCAAACGAACGCTCAGAGGTCTCAGTTTCGTAGATCTCTTTGTGTTGTTGACCGTATGTTGCATACTCAAGTCCGAACAATGCGTTCAGTCCTGGGAGCAACTCTTTCAGTAATTGCGCACGTGAAATAGCCATTTAAATTGCTCCTTAAGCTGCTGTTGCTACAGGTGTTGGGCTGTAGTAAGTGTGAATACCAAAGTTAATTTTTACAATAACTTCAGTGAAAGACCCAGCCGCATTAACAGTCTCTGGAACACCCGAAATAATACGGAATGGCAAAGTTGTTACTGAAGCGCTGGTAGTAGATGAAACACCTTCTTTTGAATCACCAGTAGTTGTAGAACCAGCAGTAGCTAAAAAGGCAACGTTATTGCCAATATCAGTCTGGGTTACACCACCAATGGTTGTGCTATTAGATAACACTGCTACTTTAAAATAAGTATCAGGATCATCACATACATAAGCAACAATGTCTGAAGCTGTTGTACTAGCTGGGTAGTATTGTTGTTGCAAAAATTGCTTGGTTGTTGGGTTTGTAAAGGCACAGCCCATAAAAACACCAACTACATCAACTGCAGCATCGGTGGAGGAAACACGGCTCAAAGTACCGCCTGTATTCAAACGCACAAGATCACCTGCAAAGATGGATGTGCCAGAACCAGAAGCGATAGGAATTTGACGTGTTGCACCAGCGAATACCTGACCACCAATCAAATTGATTGGCGCAAACCCATAGGGTCCGTCTACGGTAGGATAAGCCATTTGTAACTCCTAATTAATTAAATTTAACTTCCTTTACCAAAGCTACTTGAGGATTTACGCTCTTGGAAGAGTGGCATCCTTGGGTCGCTTTGACGCATTAAATTATTGTCAACAGCCTCTGTTTGAGCATCTGTTTGCTTGGCGTAATAAGAATTACGTTGGTCAACAAACTCAGACGGAGTCTTACATAACAACAATCCACCGATCTCAATTTGGTCTTTATATCGACTATTGGGATCGATTAGCAGTTGAAACTGCGGTTGTTCTTCAATTGGTACAGGTTCCCATCCCTCTCTCAGTTTTGCTGAGACGTTACGGGGGTCTGCACTTCCAAGCGTTGCAACCCTAATCCAACGATACGAGTAACCAGGCAATTTGTCTGGTTCTGGTAACAATTCTGCTGGCATCCACTGCTTAGGACGTTCAGTAATTGCACGTGTATCTAATTCACGGGTAGTTCTTTTCGTAGTCATTTTTAAGATTCCATTTTTAAAAGTTCACGGGCGTATTGCTCATTTGTAAGTCCCAACTTCTTAGCAATACTTTGCTGAGTAGTGTTTAGCCTTATCTTTTTTGAAGATGTGCTACGACTTGCAGAAGCTACAACAGTACTCGGTTTCGTACGAGCTGCTGGTTTTTCGTCATCTACGTCCTCGAAATTCTCAGGGAATCTCTTGCGCATTGTTTCGTCTATACGCTTGTAATACTCGTCAGTAGTTGCATATGCCATCCCGTTTTCCTTGACAAGCTTTTCATGCAAACCCAAAGCTAGACTGGTCATTTCGTCATCTTGACCAAACCAAGAGTTTGTTTCTTGCCAAGTAGCCGCCTTCGTATCCCGCATAGGCTGGCGCACTTGCTGTTGTGGTATTTGTACTTCATTTTCTTGCTCTTGTAAAGCCCTGCGTTGATTTATATTTTCAGACGCATTATTTGCCTTATCCATCTTGAGACGGGCGGAAGTCATTTTCTCCTGCGCATCTACCAATTTGTCTGAGTCGCCAGCTTCATAGGCTTCCCTGTATTCCCGCTTGGCAATGTCCATCTCTTGCTGGGCGGTAACCTTATAGGAATCTACGGCTACCTTCTCTGTAGAGTTCACTCGACCCTTGAGGGCTTTGTTCTCTTCATACAATTTTTTAGCTAAATCAAGGGCTTCCTGACGTTCACGGTCTGCTGCTTCCGCTTTTCTGCGCTCGTCATGGTAAACCTTTCTAAAGCCAGAAATCTTCTTTTTTGCCTCAATAGAGTATTCGTCAAGCTCGTTATCGCTTTCCAAGTCATCTATGAATTCTTGGTCAGATGGGATCTTGCCTTTATCTTCTGGGGGGGTGTCGTCCTCGATTTCGATCTGTATTTCGTCATCTTTATCGATTTCATCGGGGAACTTGTATTCTTTTTGTTCCATTTTCGTAATCTCCTTACTTTCGTTTAATACCACGTGGGTCAGCTACAACGCCTTCCACAGAATCATCGTTGATCATGCGGAATTCTCTGCCATGAATCACTAAACGGCTGCCAGCATTGGGGCGAATTAGGACAAAATCGCCCTTTTTGCACCATGCTCCGCTAGGGAATCGAGTCGTATCCTTATAGCAGTCTGGTCCAAGGTCAACAACGAATAACACCGTTGTCAAAGCCTCTTCGTATCGCATTGTTTCGTCAGCTTTAGCGATACCGCTTTCAAACTCCTTCTCCTGCTCTGGAATGGCGCACAAAATGCGGTATCCAGACGGTTTGGGTAGTTGTGTTGCCTTCTCTTCACTAGACTTATCAAGCAGATTCGTAAGATCTACTGCTTTTCCTAAGTCAATTGGATTAGTCATCCGATTTCTCCATTCTATCTTTGAGGTCTAATACGTATCCCCTTGCGATTAGCAGACCTCGAATCTCACCGCAGGTTTTTTTGTAGTCCTCGAACTTGTCAAAGTTGCCAGTCGTCACGGCTTCCTTCACTTGTTCTATTTTTTCGTTTAACTGTAGGACTAACACATCAAGTTCTGTCATTAACTACCCCTTTTTAGGTCTCTTGCCTTGGCAATATCAACTCCCATACGGGTGGCATCAAGTTCCATAGTGCGGTTAAGCTTGTCTTTGTCGTATGACATCTTGGCTCCCGCCTTAGCTCCCTCAATATTCTCTTGAGACTGAATCCGCTCCCGCTCAACCTGTATCTGTTCTTGCTTAAGGGCAATGTCAGACTGGTCTTTCTGTGCTTTGCGCTGAACATCCTGAGCTTTAATCTGGAGTTCTTGCTGTTGCATCTGAATAATCGGGTCTTGGGCTTGCTGTTGCGCCTGTTGCTGGGCAACTTGAGCCTGATTTTGCTGTAAAAGCTGGGCGGAAGCCTGTGCAACGAGGCGGGAAATCTGCACTTCGTACTCTTCTGGAATAAAATCTTCGTCTTCTTCCTTGTAATACGGTAGTGGAGCGCCTAATTGCTGCTCGATCATCTGGCGATACTTGAATCCAAAGTGTTCTGCAATGTGTGCCTGTAGTGCAGCAGCCATCATTTGCGCCTGTGGGTTCTGACCAATGATCTTGGCGGTCAACGGATCTTGCATAAAGTTGGTATGAGCAATGATATGAGACTCGTGATCCTGATAAAGAAAGGCTTTGAGCGGTTTTTGAGCCAAAACATCCATGTTTTCAGTGATTGGATCTTTCGGTTTCTGGTCTTCTTCCAAAGGAATAAGCTTTTGAGCGTTGCGAATTCCCAACACATCTAGCATTTGACGGTGTAATTGCGGCAGATTGTAGATCTGGGGCGCATTTTGAGCCAATTGCAAGACGGCTTGATACTGAACAATCTTCTGCGCCATTGTTGCAGCGTTCGGATCGGACACTGGAATGACCGCAACAAGTTCATAGTCGGTCTTTTTGGCACGTGGACGACCATCTACTGGCTCATAATCGTAGTCTTCTGGGGTGTAATCCCGAATAATGTCCTTTAAAAGGCACAATTCTTGCTTCATTGAGTAGTGAATACGGGCTTGTACCGCACTCATTACCTTCAAAGTACGCTCTAGGATTGCCAACGTTGTGCCGACAGGCGCATTAGCGCTCATATCGGAGACTTTCATGTCTGCTGCGGAAGCAAATCTACGACCTTCTTCTACGATTGTGCCAAGCAAGCTATACAAAACCTGACTCGGTTCTTTGTACGGCAGGGTCATTAAGTTGTCTTTAATGGCTCCAGACGGCACATCTACGTCACGGAATTCACCTGGCGCTATCGGTGTGTCATCGCCTTTGACTCGCAAGCCACGGGTCTTAAAGCCACCTGGCAAGTTTGAAAGGGTTCCAGCATCCACGAGCTGCCGAATAAGACTAGTACCAGACTTAGCAAAAGCACCGACAAGGTGAATAAGCCCAAAACAATAAAAACCAAAGCCTGGCACGTAGCCATAATGGACGAAATGCTGACGTTTCTGTTTAGTTTCATCTTCAGGTCTCCAGTTACGTCTAATCGACAGGATCTCTTGAGTTCCTTTTTCGATAGTTACAACGTAAGGAAGGGCAATTCCAGTAGGTTCGCCATCCTTATCCACGTCTTCATAACCAGGAAGGTCAAGGTCAACGTGCATTTCTAACAGTTTATAGCGGTCATCCGAAGTGGCACGAAATCCCATCTTCTCCGCAATTTTCTTTTCTACTTCATCAAGCGCACCGCTTGGCTCTTCTAGGTCTATATCACGGTAGAACCCAGCATACTGGAGTCGTTTGACTTCATTCTCGGTCTTGCGCATGACGTGGGTAACACGAGGGGACTGCTCTAGGCTAGAAGCTCCATAGGGAACAACAATGTCTTCAGCGGGTACGAACATCGATACTTGACGTTCTAAATGCGGGTCGTAATAGACTTTCTTAAAGGCGTTACCAGAAAGACCCAAGCCCCAAATC